TACTCTTTAAACGATGACTAATAATATGTGCATTCATCAAATACATTTTTGAGTTACGGCCAAGGAACTTCATGTCTCTATCTTTGAATGGAACACCTCTGCCATAACAAGCTAACTTACGAATCGTAGAAGCTATATCTTTAGAGTCGGTCATGACAGCGCCACCACCGTTGAAACCGGCAATGACTTTATTGTCATTAAAAGAATAAACACTAATATCTCCAATGGAACCTGCTTTTCTTCCATTGAGCTCTACGCCAAGTGCTTGTGCTGAGTCTTCAATAAAAATAATATCTTCGGCCAAACACCATTGAGCTACAGCAAATATCTCAGGAAACATAGCACCAAACAAGCATGGATATATTACAGCTTTAGTCTTATCAGTTCTTAATTTCTTAATATGATGCAACATCATTTGGTGTGTGTCAACATCAATATCGCAAAAGACTGGAGTAGCGCCAACCATATTTACGACTGATGCAGTGGAGATCCAAGAAAAGTCTGGAACTATTACTTCGTCTTCATGGCCGATGTTATATGCTTGTAGAGCGAACACCAAAGCATCGGTAGCGTTTGAACAAGATACTGCGTACTTTCGATCTGCAATCTCCGCCACTTCTTTATCTAAAAACTCGGTGTTAACGTCTTGCTCACCAGCTAAAATACACTTTGAAATTAGCGCGTCATAAGTATCCTTGTTCTCAAGGTAGTCCCGTTCCCAGCCTTGGTAATCCATTACTTATTCCCAATATTATACTTTGGTTGTAATGTCCACTTTACTTTTTCTTTGAAAGGAATAATCTTAATCTGCCTCAACGGTGCTAATGGTTGTGCTTGATCTTTGTTATCAATGGATAGCAAACCCCAATCGCTCATAAGCGTGGCAATTGTATTACGCCTTGCAATATCGTTTTCTTCTAGATTAGATTTCTTTCCATCTAGCAGAAACAATTCTTTAAAGTGAACGATAAAGTATCGTCCTTGTTTGTGTAGGATATGGCAAGATTGGAATAGTGTATTATCTTTTCGAGATGCTACGCCGATTCGAGTCAGTGTTTCCCTTACTTTAAGGAAGTCATCAGGCTCGTCCAAAGTAACCTCCAACATTGAGGAGGTTGTCCATTCAACTATATTATTATCTTTTTCCACCTCGGTTTACCTTCTTCTTTAATTCATCAATTTGCTCTGACGATAGAAGGGAGTGGATCTGGCGCGCTTTGTTATTACTATAGCCATAATATTCCTTAATCACTTCAATGTCGTCACTCTTTTGAGCTTTTGCCCATTTAGAAAAACGTTTCTTTTTTCTAACAATATTTATAAGAAAGTCGAATTGTAAACGTTTATCTAGGTGGTGGTTGACGTTCATTTCATTTGCCATCAAAACACAGTCATGAAAGTACGACAGGCTTCGATTGACCATATATGGATTGTATGCTTTCTCGGTAATGTCGTCAACCATGATGTTTGACTTACCATGAGTGATATCGTTAACAAACTCGAATGGATTCATCTAAAGCTCTCCACTCCACCTTGGTAGTTATCAAGGTCAAGGCTTTCTTCTAGCATTTCTTTTGTAAAAGACATGGTGTCATTATTTGTTGGACCAACATGCACTTTATTCCAATAGAGCTGCGGTACCGTTCTATGATTATTCAAGCGCATCATAGCCATACCCTGTACGTCTTCGTTGATGTTTACTTCGTCAAAATCAACACGCCACTCCATTAGTTTAATCTTTAGCATTTCGCAATAACTACAGCGTGGTTGTGAGTATATAGTTAGCTTAGGTAAACTTGACATTAGCCATAACCTCCGTTAAACAAGCAACAACATTAAGTTCATGATCAGCAACAAACGCATGTTTGTATTGATAGTCAGCCAAAATCAGTATGAGTTGAGGGACTGACTGTGGCTCAATGCTGTTGTTTGCGTTATCATACAAACCGCGAAAGATAGCCGATGCATCTGTATCTATATTGTTAACAACCCACTTGCGCATTTCTTTGAAGTTCTTGTCTTTAAGCGTCTTTATAAGATCTTCAATGGATCCACCCATATCAGCAGTGCTGCTAACATCAAAGCCCAAAACAGAACGTCTTTGTAGCTCGTTAAGACAGCGGCGCCAATCCGGTCCAAACTTCGATATAATTGGCAACAAATCTTTTTTATCATATTCAACTCCTTCACTATCAAGAATCATACACGCACGATCAAACATTTGCTGCATAAGCCCTGCAGTATTTTTCTTCGACGTGTTGAATTCATATACACCGCAACGAGAGTGTAATGGTTCAATGATACGATTCTTGAAATTACAAGTTAGTATGAATCGACAGTTAGATGAAAATTCTTCGATGAAACCGCGAAGAGCCGGTTGCGTTGACTGTGCGTTAAGATAATCAGCCTCATCAAGGATTACAACCTTGACACCACCTTGTAATGAAACGGTAGAAGCAAACTGTTTAATCTTACCACGCAGGGTATCAATATTGCCATCTTCAGAACCGTTGATAATAATCCAGTCAAGGTTCAATTGATTGCATAAAGCTTTTGCAACGGTAGTTTTACCGGTGCCAGCTGTACCACTGAACAGCATATTTGGCAAATCACCAGACGCTACAATCTTTTCAAACGTTTGTTTTAGCTCGTCTGATAAGATACAATCGGCGATTTGCTGAGGCCGATACTTCTCGACCCATAAAAAATCATTAGGCATTCACATACTCCATAATATAATAAAAGTGGGGAGGTGACCGTGCCTCCCCGCGGGACTATTGAGCGTCCAACCTTATGCACTTTTTTCCGCTTCAGCAGCTTCTTCAGCTGCGTCCATGGCTTCTTCTTGTTCCACTTGTTCTGCCAATTGAATGATCTGAATTGATTGATCACGCAATCCTCCGATAGTGGATAGTTCTTCTCCTTTGATTGCGCCACGCTGCGTCATTGCATCGATAACGGCAATCATAGAACGGGCAGTGCGGTTAGACACTTCCCTTAGTTGTGTCATTGTTTCTGACATTTTACGCTCCGAAGGTAGATGTTTTTTCAAGTGCAATCCAATACTTTACGTCTAGACTAGTATGACTGAACTGCGAGATTAACTTAGATGATATAGCTACCTCGTAATCACCGGGTAGTATCTTCAAGTTGTTTGTACTCAGGATGAAGTTAAACGTGTCATCTGAATTAAATTCGCCATCAACATCGATAGAGAAAACATTAGATGTCATGTTTTGAGAATCAACCACAGAAAGACTGAGTACACCATCTTTACCAGAAATAGAGATCTCACTATGACCAAGAGTTGAAGCAGCACGTTTTAGCTTATTCATTGTCTCATTGTCTAGTTTGAACTTCACATTTGCTTCTGGCATTGTGATGTCTTTTTGTGGAGTTGTCAGGTTATCTTCTAGAGAATAGAAGTACTTGACTTTAGATCGTCCAGTAGAATCGTTAACAACCACAAAGTCATCTTCAAACTTAAGACGTGGTGTGTCAACCAGACTAAGGACGCCCATGAATTCATTCAGATCGTAAATACCAAAGTCCCTAGGAAACTCAGCATCAACTACCGCAGTGGATAGTACAGTCCGAGCCTCACTAATGGTTTTGATAGTGTTACCTGAACGAATCATCATGTTAGGATTAATGCCACTGAAGTTTTTCAGGACATTAAGAGTGTTTTCGCTGAGTTCCATTATATACCTCTTTTTCAATTGTTAGTATATTATAACACGTTTTCACCGCATTGTAAACCATTTATTTCTTATTTTCACATTTTGTTTTATCACCACACCATGGGCAATAAAACTCTCTACTCATTGGGTTGAAGGCATCGCTAGTTGCAACTGAGAACCAACCCAGACATTTCTGGCATGTGAAGTGCCATATAGTTTCTTTACTGACTTCCGGCATTGCTCTTTATCCTTGAGAAGTTCTTTTCTTTTACAAATTCAATCTTATTTTCAAACTTACCATCAAGTATCTCGCCTTTATGAGATATGATAAAGACGTTTGTATCATCTCCTAGTGTATATAGGATCTTAATAAGATTGTCTACTCCTTCATGATCGAGTGACGAATCAAATGTTTCATCGAGCATGAGCAAGTTAGTTGATACCGAGTTTTTCATCTTAGCAATTTGCCGCCATGTAAACAATAATGCTAAGTCAATACGTTGTTTTTCACCTTCACTAAACGAATCATATGTAAATTCATCTCTATGCCTTGAGCGAATTGTTTCATTGAACTCTTCATCTAGATTAAAGTGTACATAGAAGTCAAGAACTTGAAGATAGTTATTGATTAGCTTATTCATAACTGGTAAGTATTGCTTTATGATTTTAGTCTTGATACCAGTATCTTTCAACATTTCAGCAATAGCTAATTTATAAGAGTACTCTTCGTTCTTTCTCATTTTGGAATCGGAAAGATCTTGCAATTCTTCTTTTATAACTGCAAGATCTCCATTTGCTTTTTCTAGATCAGCCGAGACATCTTTCTCTAAGAATTTCTGATAATCAGATATTTCTTTTTGGTGCCTTGAAATCTCTTGGGAATTGGAAGTGAGTTCCGATACTGAAGACTGAAGCGTTGAAAGTAGCTCATTTTGCAACTTAATCTTCTCTTCCAGCGCAAGGCCTTCAACTCCGATTTCTTTAAGCGCGGCCTTCCCCCGATTCTGAGATTCTTCGGTCGTGCGTAAAATCTCAGATTTATGGCTGTCTGAAATGGCTTGGTCGCACACGGGACACGACGCATTCTCATTGAAAAACTCGACCCGCTCGCCGAGGTCGCTGAGACGCGTCCGCTGATCTTGACTTCTGAGCAGTAAGTCCTGCTTCCGATCCGATAAAGATCGTAGCCCTGCATTGGCTTCAGATACAGATTCATCGAGTCCGACGCTAAGCTCACTATTCTTAGTCTGTAATTCATCGATGAGTTT